GCGGCGCTGAGGTTGATCGCCAGACTCAGCGCCGCGCTGCCGGTTGCCTGCGCCTGCGCGGTGGCCGCCAGGTTGACCGTGCCGCCAGCCGCCACAACATCCAGCGCTGCTGTGCCTGTGGCCTGCCCGGCTGCTGATGCCGCCAGGGGTTTAGCCAGCGTCAGGTCCGCTGTGGCCAATGCTGTGGCCACGGCATTGGCGGCGAAGGTGACGGTGAGCGATATTTGCCCGCTGCTGGATGCCTGCCCGGTCGCTGAGGCGGCAAGTGGGACCGACAGGCTCATGCCCGCCGTGCCGCTGGCCACGCTCAGGGCTGCAGCAGCCAGGAAAACGCCTTTGCTGAGGTCTGCGGTGGCGGTGGCTTGAGCGGTGGCGGTGGCTGCCAGGTTTTGAACGCCACCCGCCGCGCTCTCTACATACAGCCGCCGGGTCTGTGGCTGGAAGATTTGCCAGGGGTTGGCCGCTAATTGCGCAACTTCTGAATCACTCAGGGCGCGATTAAACCGTCCGGATAATAAAATTCTGCGAGTGGTAGAAAATGTCCCCGCATTTTGGAGGCTGTTTTGCACAAATACCGCGTTGCTGCTTGCAGAGCTGCTGCCCTCCGTCGTTGTTTTCAGCGATCCATTGCGATACAAACGATGATTTGTGCCGTCTCTCGTATGTACCAGTAAATGTAGCTTCCCATCTGCCGGTAACGCCTCTCCAGCATCAGCCATACCTAAATCAGAATCAGAAGCGCCCCACCGATTTCCGATGCTGGAACTCTCTACGGCTATCCCCGTCCCTGTCGTCCCGTCGTAAGTCCCGCACCCAAACAGGTAAACCGTTCCGCCTGCTGCGGCATCTCCTCTAATCAAGCAAAAATCAGTCAGGTTGCCGCTGCCTACATTAGCGCTCCCCCCGAACACACAATGGTTGCCGCTGTTTGCACTAGCAGCCGTCGCTATTCCACCAATGGTAGGAGACCTTATGATGGTTCCTGTTGTGCCGGTTGGCCCGTTTTTTATATGGTCCGAAAACGGGCTTAGGCAGGCGATCAGACCCCGCGCAAGCGGATTACTCCGATCAATCCCAACTGGCCCCTGCGGCTGGCGAGTCCACGGCTTGTTAAACAACAAGCTCATGACTTATACCGTCTGGCCTTGGATGCGCTCGTAGCTTAGGGCGCAAGCCCCGCCGGTTGCGCTCAGTGCAGCCCCGGTATCGTGTGCGACAAAGATGCCGTAGAACTGGGGCAGGCCCCCGCCGAACAGGGAGGCAATACTCACCGGCGCAAAGAAGTAATCACGCTCCGCTGTCGCATCGATAGTGATAGAGGCCACTAAGAGTACAGCAGAGTTTTGCACATTGGCGCTGGTGAAGGTCTTTGTAGCATCTGTACCAGTGATCGAATCCGGGTAAGTCGGCGTACCGGCTGCATTGCTGATGGGCGCATAGGCGTAGATATTGATCGACCGGCCTTCTACGGGAGTCGTTGTACCAGTGCGGATCTTGCCCGAGAGAATGTGATCAAGATCAAGCGTAGTCCTGTTGTCAATCGCCGTACTCGCGCGTCCAGCCGTGAAAACACCTTCGGCATTCGCCGCCAGGCTGGCCAGGGTGATGGTTACATCGACACTGGACGTGACCGGGAATAGTTCTTTGATAACAGCCATTACAAGCCTCCATCCAATACATTAGCAACTTGCGCCGGGGAAACCAGGTCAGGCTTGACAGCCAGAGCTTTGAGGGCGTCCGCTTGGGCTTGGGTCAACACGGCAGGCACAAGACTATCAAGCGTGGCGCGCACAAGCGCAGAATCAACCCGCAATCTGCCCTGCTCTAGCAGAGGCTTGACATGGCGAAAATCAGGCACGGCGTTAATCGCGTCCAGCAATGTATTGCCAGCGACGAGACCCATGGTTTCGAGGATCACCCCATTGCCAATCTCAGTCGGCACGATCTTCGTCCGGTCCACGTTGAACGCGTCCGCAATGGCTTGCACGTCTTTGCTCGCAAGGATCGCCGGGGCGACCTTGGCTTGGATTTCAGCGAGGAGAGTCATGATGGTCTTTCTTCATTTGCCACGTCACCCCACCGCACCCGTCCAACGAATAGCGGAGGTGGGCAGGTTTTGATTTTTGGGTCAAGCGGGACGTAGCTGATCAGGCGCTCGCGCCCGGTCCGCTTGTCGAAGCTGGCATAGAGCCAGTGCGGGAACTTGCCGTAGTGGCTTTTGCGCCAGGTGATGCGCCCGATGCCGCCATGCCACCAGCGACGCCAGTACAGCGCGATGGCGAAAAATAGGCAGTTCGAGCGCATGGCACACCAGTCGATCAGTTGTCGATCTGGTTGGTAAGGCTGGCGGCTGGGAATGAAACCGTGTCACCGGTATTGATCGTCTTGCTCACTGTCAAGGCGGTACAGACCAGCAGGTTGCCAGCCGTGGAGGCGTCGCTCAAGCCGACATGCGTCACCAGGCCCCAGCCCGCCGTGGGCGTCGGGAAGTTCACTGCCGCATTGTTGGAGGTGGTGCCGCCCGTGCCAGAGCTGGCGACGGTGCTGCCTGCCGACTGCGTACCAGCCCATGCAGTCAGGCCGGAGGTAATAGCGACCCGCGCATACCCGCCACCAGATACCTCAGTGCCACGCGCTGAATCGCTGCATGCGCTGGTGTAAAGCTCGACATAGATCGTGGCAGGTGCGGTATAAGCCTGCGCACGGAAGACGTGGTCGATGAGTTTGTTTTCAAGGTAGTCGCTCAGGGCCCCGGCTTGCGCGGTGGGTGCGATGGCGAGCAGCGTGGCCAGGGCCAGCAGGACGGGGAGAAAGGTTCGGGTAAACAGGTTTTTCATGGTGGGTTCCTCGGGGTTAAAAATCAGTCAGTGGCTGTCGAATCACCAGGGGCCAGCGCATCAGGTGCAGATGGCTGCACAACGGCCGGGGTGCCAGCGGGCGGGAAATAGATGCCGTCGCGCTTTTCGGCGTTGATTTCCTTGACGCGCTGCTCGTGCTTTTGCTCCCAGTCGACACCGTCGTGCAGGATGCTTTCTGCCTGCTTGGTGCTGATGCCGAGGTCGACTCGCTTCTGCGCCGCGTCCACTTCTTTGGCGGGGTCGATGCTGCCGGGGCCGTCACCGGTCCAGATGGCGGCACACCAGGCGGCGCGCACTACGTCGTCGGAAAAGAAGCCGGGGGCATTGATGCGACCTTCGGCCACTTCATCGGCCAGCCACAGCTCAAGGATGGGCTGGCACAGCTGCTTGGCGAGCATGTCGCGCTTGCTGCGGAATGACTTCCAGGCCATCAGCAGGGCGGCACGGGCAGCGCTGTAGCTGCTCTGGAAGTGCATGACCAGCACTTCGTACGGCATTTCAAGTGCCATTCCGATCTGGCGCACCATGGCGGTCCAGAAGGGGTCAAATGCGGGGTTGGGTCTACCCGGCGTGGGGGATTCGATGCTTTCGCCCGGCAATAAGTTGATGGCTTTTCCTGATTCCATCTCGCCCGACCATTTGCTGGCTGTGTCAATGATGGCGCCTTGGGCATCTTCATCGTACAAGGTGTCGAAGGCGGTGGGGTCCATCGTCACGAAGGTGGCCATCAGGCCGGAGACGACTGCGGCGTTGAGTTCGGCGTCGCTCCACCTGCCAAGCTGCTTCAGTGGCTCAAGGATGGGTGCGATCCATGGCACACCGCGTACCTGGCCTGGGCGCAGCGGCTTGAAGATGGCGAGCACATTGCGCCGGCCGGTGGACGTGCCACGCGCGGCTACGCGGTCCCAGGTGTTGCCGCCCGAAAGGAGTCCGCCAGGGTGCTGGCGGGCGACGTGGTAGGCAATGACTTCACCCGTGGCGGGGAAGATTTCCACGCCGTCGATGACTGTTGGGCTGTCCCCGGCTCGGCTTGGGTTGCAGATGCGGTCGGCCTCAAGGAGTTGCAGCGCCAGCCGGGCGGCGCGGCCTGCGCGGGCAATGCGCGGCGTGAGTACAAAGCAGTCGCCGGACTCAAGAAAGGAGCGGAAAGCCAGCTCCTGGATGCCGTAGAAGTCTAGCTGGCGGGCAACGTCGCAGTCGGTGGACTCGGACCAGGTCTTGAAGCGGCGCTTGGTATCGTCTTGCCAGGCTTCGGCCTGTTCATCGGTGAGGCCGAGAAACTCGGCATCGATAGCGGGCGTGTAGGTCAGGCCGGTGCCAACGACGTGGTTGACGGTGGTGTTGAGGGCGCCCAGCGCCACAGGCGCATTGCGCATCTGGTCTCTGGAGCGGGCACGCAGCATGGGGAGGTCGCGGATCGTGTCGGTGTTGGCAGACCCGGCCATGGGTGACCAGCGAGAGAGCTGTGCCTTGTCAATGCGGGCGCCGGTGTAGCCGCCCGAGAGGGCTAGCTGGTTACGCTGCGCCTGGCGCTTGACTGCGAGGCCGGGCATTGCATAGGCAATCGCCTTGTCAAGGATGTTTTGTCCCGTCAGGGGTTTGGCTTGCATCATCCGGCCACCACGGTGCGGGCACGGCTGCGGCCACTAGACTGGCTGCTGAGCGTCTGGACGCGGGTGTTCCAAAGATTTATTCCCGCCTGGATTTCTGCAAGGTTGGCGCGCTGCAGCATGCGGCCAGCTATTTCGTACCGCTGCCCTGACAGAACGGCAGTTTCAGCGGCTAGATAGGCGTCGAGCTGGGTCTGGGCTTGTAAAAGGGTGATTCCGGCCATCGTGGGCTCCGTGGTTGGAGCCAACTTTAGGGAAATAGGGCTGTGCAAAATAGGGTAAATTTGCACTAGTCACGTAGAGAATCTTCCTCCTCCTTCCTTCATAACATTGAAAATTGTTCGTCTACTTATCTTATGTTTTTTCGCAATTTCCTCATTGCTCATGTCACTTAACCCGTCCTGAAACACGGCCTGGCGCTGCTCGGGCGTCAGGCGCGGGCCACGTTTCAGGACCACAAAGCTCTGGCCGGCATGGTTGGCGCGGAAGTCGGCCTCGATCTGCCGGGCCAGCGCCTCAGAAAATCCGGGGGCCATGGCAATGACTTGCTGCAGCAGCAGGGTGACAAGGTCGGGTTTGGTTTCTGGAAACATGGGGGCGACGTTGGTCATGTGCATCACAGTTAGGCACTGCGGCGCAGGCCGGATAGGGAGATGCGGCCACCGCTCATGCGGGCCGGTGGTTTGGGGATTTTCTGATCGTTGGAGCTGGTATCTTCCGGGCCGGTGTTGTGCGCGAGTTCGGCCGACGCGGTCGCTGGCATGGGCTCAGGCGTGGCGAACAGGTCGCGATTTGGCGGGTAGAGCTTGTCGCGCAGGCGCTGCCAGTGGCCTTCGGTCTTTTTGTGCAGGCCCAAGTGGTATGCGGCGGCGAGGTTGTAGACCATCAGGTCGAGCGCTTCATTGCGGTCGGCCTGCTTTTTTTCCCATATGCTGACCTTGCGCCCGCGCTTGTAAATGTGGCTTCGGTATTCTGCGGTGATCTGCTTGTAGTAGTCCTCGCGCAGGTCTTGGCTGAAGTGCACCGCGCCTGGGCCGCTGGTTTTTTTCCAGCGGCTGGCGAGGTAGTCTTTGGCGGTGTCGGTGCCGATGAACCAGAGTTGCGCGCCTTGGCGCTCAGTTTTGCCGCGCCAAGTGATGTCCACAATCGTGGGCTTGGCGCTCAGGATGGGGCGGTCGGGGCGGGACGCACCTTTGATGGCGAAGATTGAGCGTCTTTTCCTTGTGTAGGCAAAGTTGTATACGTCTTGGGTGTGCGCCCCACCTGAGTCCACAAAGGCGGCGCTGATCACTATCATCTCGCCACCGGCGTGGCGGTAGCGGGTCTTGAGCAGCTCGTCGGCACGCTCCCAGGTGGCGTCTTCGGCGGGTGATCCTGAGATGATTTGATAATCGACGATCCAGCATTCCATGCCCTCGCCCCAGGCTACAACCTTGAGTTCAAGCCGGTCGTTTTGGGTGTCAATGGCGGCAGTTAGCACCAGGCCGCCAGCCGGGACTTGGCCAAGTTTGTAGTCCTCGGCGCGGACCATGAGTTCGTCGTATTTGGTTTGCTCTTTTTGCCGCTCCCAGCAGCGCGCTAGGCGGGTGTTGTAGAAGGCAATCATGCTTTCTTCGCTGCCCTCCTCCAGCTTGGCCTTGGCTTTGTCGTATTCGCGTTTCAGTGCGATCCACGGCAGCCAACCGTAGGGCAGGAACATTCCGCTGATTGTGAAGCTGACGGTTTCTCCGTCGCCCGCCACGCCTTCGCTCCACGCGCCGCGCGCGAACATCTTGCTTTTGTCGGTCTCGACCATGTAGGCCCCGCATTCACTGCACGGGTACATCGCGTTTTGCCCATCATCGGAGAGGATCAGGCGCTCAAAGGCCAGAGGCTGGGCGTGTCCACAGTGCACACAGTCGGCCAGCGCCTCGTGCTGGGTGCCGCGCAGGTAGAGTTTTTCGATGATGCTCTCACCCGTGATGGTGGGCGAGCTGGGGTAGTAGGCCTTGCGGTTGCGCTCAAAGGTGGTTTGACGCGCTTCAGCCAGCGCCACCGGGTCACCCTCGCCGTTGACGTTGGCTTCGGCCCGGTCAACTTCATCGAACAGCACTCGGCGCGCCGGTACTTCGGACAAGTTGGCCGCTGCGCCCGCCGTGACGATGAACAGCGAGCCGCCGATGTACTCCTTGGTGTCTAGGGTGTTTACGGAATCGCGGGATCGGGGTGCGGCCACGCGTTCGGCCAGCTCGGGCACGGCGGCAATGGTCTTGCTGATGCGGGTGCTGGTTCGCTTGGCCAGTTTTCCTGTGGGCAGTATCCACAGGAAGTTGGCCGGGGACTGGTGCACGCTGGCGGCGAACCAATTGAGGCCCACCTGGGTCTTGAGCATTTGCGAAGCGCCCATGAGCGCCACACGCTTGCACGGGTGGTGGTCGCTCAGGGCTTGCATCACCATGCGGGCGTGCGGGGTGCGGCTGGTACGGTACTTTCCGTATTCGTTCGCGCCGCTGTCTTTGGGGATCACCATGTAGGCGTCTGACCATTGATCGACCGGCATGTTGGGGTCAGGCATCAGGCCGCGCGCGAAGGCGGGGTTGACGATGTCGATGCCGGGGGTCATGCTGCTGCGCTCACTGTGCTGGCACCCAGCTTGCTGCTGATGCGGTGCGTCATGCTGTCGAGCAGGGCACGGTGTTCGCGGTCGATGATGGCTTCACAGTCCTCGGCGCTGGTAAGTGCGGCCACGTCGGCAGCGATGCGGCGCGCGCAATTGGTCAGACCGTCGCGCATGGCGCGGGCGATTTCAAAGATGGCGGAATCGACTTCGGTTTTTTCTAGATATTTGCCCTGCATTTCTGCCAGCTTGAGTCGAGCAATTTGGGCCTCGGCGGCTTCGCGCAGGGTTTTGGCGACGTGGTAGCTGGTGATTTCTGTAGATTCCCCTTCGGTGGTGGGCTGTGGGGGTGCTGCGGCGGCGGTCGTGTTGGTTGGCGTGATGGCATCCAGGGTTTTAGAGGATGGGTGGACGCGATCGATCAGGGCTATTTTTGCCATTTCGACGTCGATCTTTCCGTCGTTGTCTTTGCTCAGGATTCCGCGCTTGACCAACTCGTGCACAGCCTGGCGCGAGACGCCCAAGTCCCGAGCGAGCCCGGACTCAGTGAGTTTTTGAGGCTTTGTCGATGGATTTGATACCATTGAAAAACTCCAGGTAAAAGGCGTGAAGGGCTGCGTTGTGGTGGATGGTGCTTTGTTCGATTCGGGGGTTGGTGTTGACGTTGGCGCTAGATTCAACGACAAGTTTGGTGTCAGCATTCGAGCATAGAGTGATTTTGCTGTGATTTTTGGCGACAACCAGGCGGCACCCATAGACGTCGCACATCTTCGTGAATTGCTCGTATTCGTCGCCGTAGCTGCCGGGGAAAATCTCGCCTGCGTAGAGGTCGAACTGCTCGATGCGGCCAGCTTCCAGCCATGCAGATATTTCAGTCAGGTCGTTTTTGGCGATGCACCAAGTGGACATCAGTACATGGTCGAGGTGGCTCACGCCGTTGAGGATGTGGCGCAGGTAGCTCAGGCTGTCGATGTCGCCCCGGCTCATGACGTGCCAGCTTTCGCCGTCAGTGAAAGTGGTTGGGAGCAGCTCAGACAGGTGGGCCTCGGAGGTGGCGCGGCGCATGTGGTGGCGGTTTGCGCTTTTGGTGGCGCGGGCTTTTTCGGCCTGGCGCTTGTCGGCCACAAATTGGCGACTGGCGCGGGCGACTTCTTGGGGGTCAAAACCTTCGAACATGTCGGACATCATTTTGCGGCCTCTTTCTCTTTTGCTTTGGTCAAAACTTCACGCGCCCAGTCGGCTCCGTTGCGCAGCACTTTGGCTTTTAACTCTGCAGACACAACAAGCTGCAGGACTGGCGATTTGCCAGCGCCTTGCACGCTTTTGCGGCCTTGCCCGCGCTCGGCGGGCGGGCGCTTGGCGGGGGTGGTCATTTAGTCTGCCCACACCACTTCAATTGCGCGAGTCTGGTCGTTTTCTTCGTATGTGTCGAAGTGAGCGTCATCAGTATCTGTTTTTTTATTCCAGTCGCTGCGCGAAACGTAATCCACAAATTCAGCTTCGCCAAGCCACTCGCCTGTTTCTTTGTCGGCTTGGACTTTGTACTGTGGGTAAATTTTGCCGGCATAAGCATTGAGCTGTGGACCGCTTGCCACCAGCACAGAGCCATCTTCAAAGGTGTAGATCGTCGCTTCATTCGCCCAATCCTGATCTGTAGATTTCGCCACTTCTTCAGCAGACTCCATGCCTTCGGAGCTGTTGCGCGCTGCTGCCAAGATTTCAGATGCTTGTGTCATTTCTTTCTCCTTGTTGGGCCTGCGGTATTGCCTGCCCTTGGTAGTTATTATATTATAGAAACATCATTTATTTTCATTATTTTTATATTTATTTATCAATCAGTAAAGCAAGTGTCAAGCAAATGGAAACCCCAGCCGCTAGCGCTTTTTCGCGCTCTTTTAGACCCGTATATGGGATGGCCCGGGAAGGACCCAACAAGGGGGGGGGCCTGGGTCATGCTGCACGCCTGGC